TGAATAGTGGGTGTTGCAAACCCACGGTAACCTGTTGCCATTTATTATTGCTCCCTTACGTGCTCCCATAAATCCTCGAATCTCAAATTAAGAGACTTGCCATCATTTTTGTTGATTGAAATAGTGCTTTTGATTTTGTCGTATTCTTGCCAAACCATGACATCAATTGAATTGGCAATTCCGTCTGTAATTATCCATTCAAGTGAATCTTCAATAATTTGCTTGATACGAGGTAAAGTTTTAGGTTGAATCTTGGTTCGTAATTGAGTCCATATTTTTGAACCGACTTGACCTGCCCACCAACCATAACGTGAATTGCCTTCTGCTTCTTCAGAAGTTCCACGACTATAGCAAAACAAACTCATCAAGATTGCTGAAGTTAGTGGGTCGCCTTGATTGAAAGATATATCGCATGTGCCAAATGCTGGACTATCTACGTCCGAAATGTATTGTAAAAACATATTACTCCTGTTTTAATTTGCAATTGTCGTTATGCCAACGGGTAAAGTTTCCAGCCGAAATCTCCCTATTACAATGTGGGCATTTTATAGTTGGCATAATATTTCCTTTATTTTTACCCAACATTGATTGTCTTGATTTTTCACGTGACTCCTGAGATTTAACCAAAGAAACACCATACATATTGTTCCCTTCTCCTTTTCTGTCTTCGCTCATTTTCGCCTTTGTTTCCGGGGTATGGTGAAATAATCCCGTTTTTCCTTTATTTGGTGAAGTTTTACCCGTTAAAGTTTTACTAATTTTCGCTTTGCTCTCTGGGGTGTGATTGTTTTTTCCATTCGATTTCCTAGTTTTACTGCCTTTTTCGTATATGTCTTTTCTGCCAGTCGTGTTCCAATTTTTGTTTGAATGTGTGTTGAACAAAATCCCAGATTTTAGATACATGTCAATCATCTCATTCTCTAATTCTTTCACTTCATCAATAGTTCCTTCAAAGACAATCTCCCATTCAAATTCGTTGAAAATTGGTTTCACTTTATTACAACTTGTAAAATAATAATGTCCAAAATCCTTTTCAGCTGGTCTGTTTAGTTTTAAATTATGCCACCTCGCACCAACATATATTTTGTCAGTTAGCGGGTGATAACCCATATAAACATAGGGTTTTACGTCTTGATAAATAGTATCAGTCATGATTTACTCCGGTTTAGTAAGTTGTGATTAGAAGGAAGTAAAGATTGGCGTCTTTACTTCCTTTGTTATTTATATTTATTTGATTGCTTGTAGTAATGCGTCCTGCATCATTTGTTCGAAGTCATGACGACTTGCAGAATCCTCGACTATACGAAAGAAATCCAAGTAAGGTGCTTCATCATATTCAGTTGATTTCTCAAAGTCATACATCAATTGAATACCGCCACCTTTTAGTTTCTTCCAAATACCTTTGACTCCGTTTATTTCTTTGAAGAAATAACCTTTCTTGTTGAGAAGAGCCGCAGGTTTATTTGCTTTAGTTACTCGACCAGTTTTACCACGACCTGCATTGATAGGAACTGCGATATTACTGGCAGTAATTGGTGTGCGGGTTCCACCTTCAACTAATCGTTCGCCAAATTTGACTCGTTCGAGTAATCCTATTTCTGATTGCAAATTTGACTTCTTTGCCATTTCAACTTGAGTTGAGTTCTTTAGGAAGTTGGTCGTATTATGTAAGTCTGATTGAATATGTGATATGACATCAGCACGAGCAGCAAAAGCGACTTTTGTAAGCGCACGACTTGCAGCAAATGGATATTGCTTTAGAAACTGTTTTGATAACTTACTTTCTAGGTCGTTATCATGAAGTTCAATTTGAATTGTCATACGTTGAATAAATCCTCAACAGAATAACTAGTTATACTATTTATATCACTAAGCGAATCAACGATTTCTTTACCTTGCCAACTTATTGCATATAGTTCGGTTCGGCGCATTGATATTTTGTTGAATAAACCTTGTAACCAAGCAAGATATTCACCAGCATCAGTCCAAGTATGAACGACATTATTTGCGTCTTTCCAAAATAAATTAGTGCTTGGGTAATTTAGTTCAATATCGTTCTTTAGTTCTGTAATTTTGCCAGATATATTAGCTTGTGCAGTTGTGTCTGCGTCTAATAACTTCCCGTCATATTGAATTGGTTGAAGATGTATCCAATCTGCTTGTTGTGTAATTGCTGATTTCTTGTTTGTTTTTGCAACTTCAATTTGTTCAGATGATAGAACCCATTCTTTGATTGAATAGTGAAATTGATGAAATGGAGTAGGTTGAACGGGTTTTTCAACAACTTCCGCATTTTCGTCAATATAATAGTTTTCAACTAAAGCAACATCACCTTCAATATAAGAAAGGTCTGGGTTTATTGCTATCATTTGTTCAAGACATTGTCCAGAATAGACTATCTTGATTTCACCGTCAGAATTATAGAATATGTAATTTGTCATTATCTCTTCCCTGTAAAACAAAAAATCTTTGTTTGTCTTATTCCTATTTCACTTGTAGCTGACCAAGCATTTGTTGTACTTGTATAATTTTCTGCTGCTATTGTTAACATAATTGAGTTAGAAAGATTTGCATAAGTATCAATTGACCATAATAAAGTATATGAAGTATTATTGTACCCGCCTATCATTCTTGTTTGAGGGCTGATAGTATAAAAATGTCCAGTACTTCCAGAAGTTGCCACACCCGATGAATTATATTTTGCTCTCATATAAACTCTTAGTGTTCCAGGAGTATCCTCAGAATGTTCTAATTCAAACGATAATATAACTAATCTTGTAGTATTTATATCAATTGTGGTAATTGGGAATTCAATAATATTGTAATTATAATAAATTGAATTCAACGTACCAGCTGGATGGTTACTTAACCCAATCAAAGGTATCCATGTGTAAACCTCAGGAGCAGTAATTGCGCCACCTTGAACTTTTAGTGTAGTAATGTTTGCATCAATGATATTTGCGGTTCCAATTGCGGCATTTGCAATAAGTGCATTACCGATTGCTGCATTAGCGATATAAGTTGTTGCATTACTTGCGTTGATTTGAGATAGTTCTGCAAACGCTCCAGAACTTGTTGCAGGACTCCAAGGAGATAAAACAGTTTGACCTGTTTTAGTTAGACCGAAGAATATCTTAGTTGCCCAGAAATAAGGTTCTGATTGACCAGCATCAACACCACTTCCACGAACCCAAATTCTTACATAAGCAGTATTAGCAGGAGTTGTTGCAATTCCACCTAACCTTGCCCAATTATTCAGGTCATTACCACCAGAAGGGGGAGTGCTTGTCCCCCAACCGGTTTCGCTAATATATGCTTGAGCACTGGTGTAATAAGCAATTCTTAGTTCCACTCCGCAACGATGAGCAGCAAGATAACCAGATAATTCAAATGAAATACCTGCTTGCATTGGAAAGAATTTGTCATACATAATATCAAACCAACTTGATGCTGCTTGAGTAGTTCCATTTCTAACAACACCAATAGTATGACCACCTGCGGGTGCCCAATATGAAGTCGCTAAATCCCAAACCATTTGGTAATTAGTTCCGCCACCTGCATTCCAACTTACAACCCAATTTTGAATACCGCTTACAAAATCAGAATTAGGTAACATATTCCCTGAATGTGAAATACTCAGATTTGAACCATTTGCTCCATAAGTTGCATTATTCTCAGGTTTAGTCGAACCATTGATACGACTGAAATCCATATTCCCACCAGTCGATAAAACTATTGCTCCAGTGTTATCACGGATTTCCAAGGTTCCATAAGTAAGAATGTTGCCATTTCGGTCGATATTCCAACCAGTATGATTACTTGTATTGAAATTGTAACTGGAGATATTTTGCTTGATTGCAGCAGATTTTAGATAAGTAACTCCGCCAGTTACTTCAAATGGCATACTTGATTCTGAAGGAGTAGTTCCCGAAGTATATTGAGTAAATGGGTCAACGATAGCAAAAGAATTAGCAGCAATAACGACTGCAGAAGTTGGAGTTCCTCCATTAGCTGCTCCAGTCGAATTTAATACTATGCCAGATATAGTTCCATTATTATTGACAGTGACGCCCCAACGAGCATTTAGTCCATTCGTTGTCGAAGTAAGTGTGCTAATTGAAGTGGTATGACTTCCGACTGTGCTTGTCAAAGTAGTGATACTATTTGCATTTGCAGTATCACCTGCCACACGAGCACTTGTTTCTGAAGTTATGTTTGCTTCCGCAGTTCCCACACGAGCAGATAAAGCAGAATAATCGACTGCAGCCGCCGAAGCAGAAGCAGCAGCATTTTGAGCACTTGTATAAGCAGAACTTGCTGAATTAGCAGACGCTGTAGCTGAGTTACCCGCCGCACTTTCCGAAGCAGCCGCTAAATTTGCTTTCGTGCTTGCGAGTGAAGCCGAGTTACCAGCGTTAGTCGCATACGTGCCGGCTTGACTTGCTGAATTAGCAGACGCTGACGCTGAGTTTCCCGCTTGAGTTGCACTAGTTGAAGCATTATTTGAGGAGGTAGCCGCCTGTGATGCACTCCCAGCTGCTTCTCCTTTTGCAATAACTGCGTCTATTTTTGCTTGAATAGCTGCCTGTTCTGAAGCGTATGCATTAGCAGCCGAAGTAGCAGCATCATTGACACTTCCAACTGCAGTTTGTAAGTCCGCTACTTCGTTGTTGAGATTATTGATTTCCGTTAGAACATTTGGGTCAGTTGGAATATTAGTTGTTCCAGTAACATTTATATTACCTTCAACGAATAAATCTTTCTTTATTCCAACCCCACCATTTACGACTAATGCGCCAGTTGAACCTGAAGTTGAATTAGTTGTGCTTTGAATAGTTGTTGCCATAAAATCCTTTTACAAATTTACGTTTTGGGCGTTTAGATTGATAGTCGTAGCTGATATTGAAACACTAGTCGCTGACATATTTATTTGATTTCCAGTTAGAGTAATTGTGACCTGTCCATTAGTAGCAACTAAAGTGGTTCCATTCATCGTAATACTGCAACCCATTCCATTTTCAACAGTAACCGCTCCATCTGATTTCATTTCAAACTTACAGTTATTGATTTTCAATATCGAACGATATATCTCGCTATCATCATCAGTTAGAACGAACCTTTGTTTTGCTTGGTCATGAACTGCGGTTGGGTTATCTCGATACGAATAAACAATAGTATCTCCCCATGCTACGGCACCTCTTGGTCGGTAACGTTTATCATCAGTTGCTAAAACGACTTTGTGGTCAGAGCCACCCAAATCAGCAATAACACATTCCGCTCCACGCCCATCTTCTTCAACTGGAACTATGTGGGAACTGAAACCAAAGTTTTGATATCTTTCTACTTTGCTATCTACTTCACCGGATAAACCTTCAACTTGAACTTGTTGAGTTTTGTTGAAAGGTCCATCGACAAAATTAATAACCCCTTTGCGTATTTTCATAATGGGTCACCATCTTTCCAAAATGTTGAAACCGATTTAGCAATTTTCTTCTTCGCCTTCGACTTAGGTTTGTTTTCCGGTTTAGGGTCTTTTTGATATGCTTCTTTTGGATTGAACTTGAGTGAGCAAATAGTTCCGTTTTCATCAATCTTAAAATTGACTTCAGATAGCATCAAAAACACAGCGTCGATGCCACAAATCGGAATAGTAACCCTAACCAGTTGGTTGGGTTGCCATAGGTCACCAGCGCTCCCATACCAATCCTGAACGTCAAGTGTTAGTTCGACTCCTTTTGATGCATTTCCTTGTGATTGATACCTTGCTTTTTTGATTGCATCGCCTTGGTCAAGTGAAGTATCAGCGACTAAGATTTTCTTACGGGTGCTTCTTACTTCCGGGTCAATATGTGTTGCTTCAACTTGGGAGGTTTTCTTCCCGTATGCTTCATCACTGGATTTATATTGACCTTTGACAATCACTTCATGAAATCGCTCGCTCTCATTGTTCGTAAAACGACCACGAAGCACCTTTGTGTTCTCGTTATGGCTCATTCTTATTTCGTTTCGAGATTTACCACTTGATTTGTTGGTGATAAGTAGATGTCCTTCTGGTGTGTCTGTTATCAGCAATTCTCGTTTTTCAGCCAAACGTTGAATTGCTTCAAATGGAGATTCGCCATCTTGATTGACTTGAAATGATTCAATGGTGTCTTCTGCTTCGCCTTTTACTTGAACGTTGTAAGGAGCGGCTAAATCAGATGCAATTTGCTTAATCGTTTGTTTTTTGAATGCTTTTGAATTAAGAGCTGAACAATCAATTAAGTCTTTGGTTTTAGAACGACCTGTAAAACTGTGTTGATGAGATTCGCGGTCAAAATCAATATCAAAATTATCAACCGAACCACTAAGAACTAAAGTTTTGCCGTAAAAGATTTTGACTGAACTGCCGGGATAAACTTCAAGTGGTGATTTCTCATTTAGTGGATGAGGCGCTACAGATATTGTAAAACTCGATGCTGCTTTATCAATTGAACGTGTTACTTGAACAGAAGTCCAGCCAACCCATTCAACGCCATCAATTTTGACTATTACTTGATTAGACATTCAATAATTCCAATTTTGCACGTGAAACAAAACCAGGATGACGGATTTTATTTCGATTCATTATTTCGTCATGTCGAGTAATATCTTCATAAACGTCATATGCAATAGTAAGCATAGGTTGCGGGTCAAGATAATCTCGATATACTATTACTGCTAAATTCGGTGCGCGTTCTTGAATATCTTCTTGAAATAACCCGCGTTGTTTGCGTAATTCGATATAAGAATTAGTATCATTAAGTTCAGTGGCTAATGCTATAACTTGGTCATAACTATTTAACACTTGTGCCCAAATAATTTGTGCTTCGTTGATTGATTTGTAATCAAGTTGAGAAGCAGCAACACCCGCTTCAATGCAACAATAGGATTTCATCAATAATTCAACTCGTTTCCCTGCTTCAAGTTGTTCTTTCTGAGAATTAGTATAAGGGGTTAGGTGATTCAATTCGACATTGACAATATCAACATAAGTTTTGAGTGCTATTCTTGCAACAATAGTATTGGTTTGAAGTGTTTCATCTGGAATTATTGAAGAATAGACATTATTCTCATATTTGATAGATGAACCTTTATTCGAATAGTCATTATTGAAAGAAGCAGTAAAAGCAGAAGCCAAAACAGGTAATTGCCAAGGTAAAGTAATATCTCCATCCATCAAATCAGTAATTGCATTTGATACTGCTAATAATGAATAAGGATTATAAATCCCAGTCATATCTCCAATAAAACCCATGACATAATCAGTCGCATATTGTGGTAATTGAGTGATTTTATAAAGTGCTTTGAATGCATCGGCTAATTTGAATTTGCCAGAAGTGGCTGCATCTTGAATAGCAGAGATAGTATTCTTTTGAACTGACGGAAAACCTTTCTCAGTCGTTTCATAGAAGACAAGAGAGAATGTTGCTTTACGTGCTGCAGTTTGTTTGGATTCATCGACCGTGCAACTTCCAACTTGCACTAACATTTCCCCTAAGTCAGGATGAACTAATTTGCCTGGGCCTAGTTGTTTGCATACTTTTATTAAGTCGTCACGTTGTTTTTCCCAATCATCTCCGGTAACCCATGCTTCAAGTTTGATTGCGTCTTGAAGTTTCCCCATATCTTCAGAATATGGTTTATCGAATTGTGGAAACTCGTGATTTGCAGTTCTGCGACCAAATGTCAATGAACTGGTTTCGCAGAAGAAAGGAACTCCTTTGAAACTCGGTTTGATAAACTTCTTTTGTAATTCTGAGCCTGCCATAATTATTTAGATGTCCTTCTTGAATCGCCAGTATTGGTTTTGATTGTTGGTTTAGCGCCTGTGGCAGAATTAGTAGCTACAGTTGATGCAGTTCCGTTTGCTACGTTGGTATTGATGTTATTACTTATATTGACAACGGGAACTGAACTAGCAATAGTATTAGGTTTTGATAAAGCACTTGACGGTGTTGCTAAATTACTAGTTGCACCCGATGGACCAGTTATTGAAGCGGATAATGAACCTCCAATTCCAGGGATACTTGCAAGAAGACCAGCAAACTTTTCAAGTAACCAACTTTTGAATGCGTCCCATTTACTTGAAATTCCAGTTTGGATATTTGTTACAAGTTGAGTTCCAATATCTATCCATTGAGTAACCCAATTCGTAATAGCCATTACTATTTCTGAGAACTTAGCAATAAACCATTCCCCAAACATTGAAAAACCCGATTGGATATCACCCCATAAGTTCGAGAAATATGTTTTGATTGGTTCCCAATTTTGATAAATCAGATATGCGGCACCCGCTAATGCAGCTATTGCCGCAATAGTTAGTCCGATAGGACCGACCATGAATAGCATGGCTGCTTTAGTTGCTGCAAATAACGATACTAATCCGCCGAATGCGAAACCTAATACCTGAACTGCAACACCAATTCCCAATAATGCCGGAATAGCTATTAGTAACCCGGTTGTTAATTCTTTGTTGTTATTTGCAAATTGAATGAAAGGTTTTAATGCTTCAGTTACTTGTGCGGCTAACTTCGGAAGTTTCTCAGTAATCAGGTCAAGTTTCTCAGCATAAAGTTGAGCTAATCCTGATTGTTCCGCAAAATTAATTGAAGCACCGGATAAAGCATCACCTACGTTGGATTCTTTACCGCTAATGGTTTTCATGAATGCTTCAGTCGAACCAGCGTATTTCTTATTTCCTAACTGAGAAATGTATTTCAATACATCAGCTGGATTAGCAAAAGTTGTTTCTTGACCCGTCTTTATATCTGTTAGTTTTGTTTTGCCTTTATCAGAACCTGCTTTCAGACCAAACTTTTTGAATAAATCAACATCATTACCGCCTGCACCTGCTTGAAGTGCTCGAACAAATTCTCCATCAAACTTTTCTCCAATAGCACTTGAGATATTAGTGAATCCTTTCATTAGGTCTAACGAACCTTCAAGACCGAAGTTTTTGGTCATGGCTCGTGCTTCAGCAAAATCCTGAACTGCTCCCGGTAATTGGGTTGCCATTTGTTGGGTTTTGACAAACTCTGCTTCACCTAATCTTTGTCTTTCTTCAGGGGTTTTGCCTTGACCATATAAAGTGCCAAATCGGGTTACGACTGATTGTTTTTCACGTAACGGGTCAAGTCCTTTATAAACTGCATACCCAGCACCCATTCCTGCGGCACCAATTGTTGTTGCAGTTTGACCGAGGTCTTTGATATGTCCCTGAAGATTCTTAACTTGAAACTTCAGTTTATTGAAGTTGATGTTATTGAAAGACGAACTGATTTTTGAAGCAGTGCTTTGAGCAGCTGTGCCAACACCAGCGAATGAAGATTTGGTTGTCTGTGAAGATGATTTAACGACCTGTGCGAACTGACTAATTTGTCTAGTCATTGCTTGCACAGGTGCAGTTAATTTATTGACCGCAGTGAAGACTGCCGATATGTTGAAACTTTTTGCCATGGTTAATTCATTTCCTTATGTTCTTTCTCCGAGATACGTTGCGCTTGAACGAGGAATAGTTCCAATTCTTCAACTGTGGCATCCATCAAATCCGATTTGCTCCAATTCCAAAATCGGGCTACATCGAAGCAGTTATCAATTATTGTTCTTGCGTTTGGGTCGAGGGGGTTACCAAATCCAAAAAAGATTGCAACTGACCTGCTATTTCGATTGCTATTTCTGGGTCAAGCATTTCTATTTCAACGTCGTTTAGATTTGCCATTGTGCGAAGCATTCTTTGAATAAGTTCGATTTCGGATGGGTTACGCCAAACGACGTCAAGTGCTTTCGAAAATGGATTTCTTTCAGCAATTGGTTTGCCAAAACCGATGAAATCTTTGAATGTTGGTTTTGTGATAGTCAAGGTTGTTGTCATTGAACCATTGACCATAATAGGTTTAGATATTTGTATTGTTTCTGTCATAGTTATCGATAGTTATTAATGAATAGTTAAAGAGGGGGTTGCCCTCAATAACTATTTATATAACTTTCAGATACTAACTAATACTTATAGCCAGGTGCCATCACCTGAGAATTCAAAATCAAATGTGCCTTCTTTTGTTGATATTTTGCCGTCCCCAGTATAACCAGCACGACTTAATACAAAAGTGGTTCCATTTGCTAATTGAATAGTAATAGAAACATTGGTTGCAAGAACTAATGGTTCTGGGTCGAAACCTGGATTAGTTGTAATAGAACCAGCGACTTTATCAAATTCAGGCATTTCTGAATATGTGCTTGTTCCATCACTTGCTTTTTGAAACTCACGTTTTACGCCACCAAGATAGGTAATGTCGAAGTTACCGTCAGCCGGTTGTGAATAATTAACTCCGTCGATTTTGAAGTGAGCTACACCTCTTACTAATTTTGACATTTGATTATGCTCCTACGTTCAATCTGAACTCTGTTTTGATTGCAATTACACGAAGATTATTTACCAAGTATGGAGCGAATAACACATTAACGCGATTTGGGTCATTACCATCAAGTTCTACGAATGAAGCAGTTTTGAATTTCTTCATTTCCTGAACGATACCTTGAGTTTCCCATTCAGAATACTGAGCAACTAATTCCGCAAATAAATCTTTTGGAGTTACTATTGCTTGTCCGAATCCAAACTTAGTTCCATCAGCCGCTAATTTCATTCTTGGGAATTTTTGAGTGAAACGATAGGTCAATGCTTTTTGCATATAAGCAAGAGTCGTTAAAGTTTCTACGTCAAGATAACTTGGGTCTGCTTGGTCGTAACTATTCTTTTGATACGTGGTAACACTTCTTTCGATTTGAACGTCAGATACATTATGTTTGACTGTTGCTATTCCATTCCAAAGTAAAGTATTACGTGTGGTCGCAGTAAATCTATCTGCTTCGCGTGGTGCAATAATTCCATTCAAACGTAAAGTTTGCACAGTTCTGGCTGGGTCAATAGAAAGCGCATTTGCCACTTTACCAAGAATAGCGCCAACCACATCAGTTACTGAATTAGGCACACCTGTTTCATATCCAAACAATGAATGATGTTGGTCATTAATTGCGTTACCTAAAGTAACCAGAGCTGAAGAGGTTTCAGGTTTTGCTGTCCAAGCGTGACCATATTGTGCTTTCAAAGGTGACCAGCGACCTGTGTCGTCATTCAAGAAGGCAGTGAAGGCGGCGATACTTGAAGTATCAGCATAAGGATGACCGTAATACATGAAATCTTGGTCACCTAGTAATGATAATTTTGAGCTAATCGTTGGGTCAGTTGCTCCACCACTTGCAGCCGAGATAACGACTGTGATTCCGTCTGGTGTAATTTCATTAGCTAATTTGCCACGGAAATTAAGAACGACAGGAATTGAGTTACCAATAGTGCCTTTATTCTTTGCGGTCAAAGTAACTACCCCTAACGCAGAAGTTGCGGTGAAAGGAACATCTTTTGCTGCGGTAATTGCTGCGACAGTTGCTGAAGCTAACGCTGTAGGTGAGTCGCCAATAACGACAGGAACTTTGACTAAGTCACCTGCAATATAAAGGCTGATTGAACCTGAACCTGTTGCTGAACCTGTGTAAGTAATAGTGCGTGTTGCTGCAGTGCCACCACTTACGTCATTTAGTGGAAGAACCCATAATTCAGAGAAGTCGTTATTACGTCTGAAGTAATCAACCATTCTAGCAAGCATTGAACCCGTGCCAAATAATGACTTGGCATGGTCGATACTTTGAATAAGAACTGGTTCTTCGGTTATCGCCGTCACGGATTGACCAATTAGTAATGCGCGAGAGTTTTGAACGAAATATCCTGCCTTTTCGTTTGAAACTTCACCGAATACTAACGGAATACGTAAGTTTGATGAAATGTTGTTGAATGAGATTGCCATTATTTGTCTCCGTTTGGCTTGGTTGTTTGTTTAGTTACTGGTTTTTCAACATATTCAACTAAATCACCTTCAGCCAATATCCTTTGATAATACATCTGCATATCCAACGATAAAGTATCTAGGTCGATAATTGCATCATCTTCATGGAATTGATTGCGTTGTGGGTCGAATACTTTAGTAACTAGTCCGTCCTTAATTTTATAAACGTTCGGTGTGAGTTTCATTTGCTATTCCAAGTTGTAATCAGAAGTCATTTCTATTCTGCCGTCAGGTCCAAGTTTCTCGCCCGGTGGTAGTAGATTCGGGTCAGCGGCGGGATAAATGACATCCGTGTCCATATGAATCCTTTCTAACAACGCTTCGATACTTGGCACAAACTCATCTTGATATTCGAGAGATAACAGAATCTTTGCTGATGCCTTATTTGTTTCACCTGCTTTTTCATATCCATAAGCAGTATCAATTTCAGGTGTTTTACTAAACTGAGATACCCAATTTGCATTAGTCATCAAAGTAGTTTCAATCAGTAATACTATGTCATCCAATAAATTGAAATAAGTATTAGGATTTGTAATCGTTATGAAGATTTCAACTTGCTCATTTACGTCATGTGTTCCACCAGTATCAAAATTACTTCTTTTCTTTGATAAAGTTTGAACACTAACGCCCGCTTTAAGCATTGGTTCTTGAAATGCATCAACACGACATTGAAATACTGAATAAGGTAAGGCACTTACTAAATTGTAGATTTCCTGTCTTTTACTAATTATCATTCCTTAATTATCCCGATAGTAGTAATTCCAACAGTATCATGAAGTAATTCTCTTACTTTGAAACTAATGTTATTTACAAGGATTGGATTCGTTTGGTCGAGTGAAGTTACATCATTTGTTCGACAAACTAAATTAGTATCCATTGCTATAACATTTAACATTTCATCAAAAACTTTTTGTCCTTTATTGAATATCGCCTTGAACTCAAATTGGTCACCTGTTTCAGCGAAAGCAATCACTGGAACCCCGAAAGGTTCCAGTAATCCTAATAAGTCATCTTCAGAAAATATCATTAACTTCTAGGCTCAGTGGCTATTAAAGAGTGATTACGTCTTTGATTGCTACGAATGCTTCAAGACGTTTAATCATGAAGTCCCACCAGCTATATGAACGGATGAAGACAAGGCTATTATCAGCGCCTGTAGTTTCATCTACTTTTACGACTAGGTTATTCCACTGTCCAACGAAGAACTCGCTGAAATCGCCCGCGATAATTGGAGATAAACCTGTTCCAGTTCCTTTGGTCAAAGTAGCAGGAACATTGTTTGAAACAGCGACTGGTTTGCCAAGCAATGAATCAGCAGTAACACCTAATGGGATGATATATCCGCTATTAGTATTAGCAGAATCATTCAAAGTATTACCAAGGGTTAGCATAGTGCCACGGTTAGTAAGCCATCTTAAACCTGCATCCGAAATGTTATTATCAGAAAGGATTTTTTGAAGTTTTAGCAAGTTAGTTCTGCTAGGAGCAGCACCATTAGTTCCACCTGCCACAACTTGACCACCAGTGATAGCTGCTAACAACGAAGTTAATTCGCCAACAGTTTGAGAAGGAGCAAGTAACATTTGGTCAAGTTTCAAACCAATTGCTTCAAAGATTTGTTTGTAGATGATTGCTTCAGTTGAAGGAGTGGTTTGGAATTGAGCCATCAAAGATAGCGCAGATTTAGTAACCATTTGTTTTGGTGAAGCATTTTTGGTTGTAGTGGTAACACTTTCTGAATCACCAATAGCGCCAGTTTCCCCAACCATCCAAGCGGTTGCTTTTGAAGTTACAACTGGGAATAATTGATTATCTTTCAAACCAGTTTCACGATGAACAGGTAATTGAGATAAAGCAGTTTTTGACCAAAGCACGTCAATCAAATCTTGAGGACGATAATTTTCAGCAACCAAATTGCCTACTGAACCTGCAGTGCCTACGGTTGAAATAGAATCAGCACGTTGATTCAAATCAACAGTGAAGGTTCTTTTGTTCCATGATTGACCTGTTCCGCGAACGCCTTCTTGTGACATTTCTTTTTCAAAACCAGCGTTAGTCCAGTCTTCATCGATAGCCGCACGTAATGCTTTGGCTACGTTGAATACGTCTTTTTCACGAGTATGAACTGCAGGCGCACTTTGTCTAACAGCATCCACCGGAGTTTTGTTGATTTCGATATCAGCTGAACGTTTTTCAACTTCAGTTAATACTTCACTTCTGATTTCGTCAAATGATTTATCGGAAGCAATAAACTCTGCAGCACGAGCAGACATATTCCATTTGCCGCATAAGTCGTTAATTGAAACGGCGCGTTGGGTTGCTTCTTTGATAGCAGCAGAACGAACTTCTGCTTCATTAATTTGTTTTGATTCTTGGATTTCCATTTTCTTAGATTCCTTGGTTGGGTTGGTAATTGGTTCGATTGTTCTATTTAGTCCTACGGTGGTATCTGCAGGAACGCTTACTGAAGAAATCTCATACGGCATAAACTTGTAACGAAATGCCTTGATTCCTTCGATTTGCCCTACCAAAGTTTCATCCCAACGGGTATAGCCAACTGATATATTTGGTCGAACGCCCGACTTAATGTCGTTAATAATTCCTTGCTTTTCTTCGTCAGACGAAAACTTGATTAATGCTTTTCCTTTTGTTCCTTCTATCCAGCCACGAAGCACTGTTCCTATATGCGCTTCAGGGTCGGATGTGTTATGTTCGAGAATAAATGGAACTGCATTTGCTTCGATACGACTAAAATCAGCGTCATTTGGAGAATGAGATAAGATTTCCCATCCTGTTGCTCTCAAATAAGGAGTTTCACTTGAGAACGATATTTCTATTGTGTTGTCATCAGGGTTGTATGTATCGGCTTCAAATTCTGCTGACCGAGAAAAAGATTCTCTGTCTTGCATAATTATTTCCTTTTTAGATTTTCATAATTTTCACCAATCTATTTATTGATTTTTGAAATAGTGCTTTTCACTACTATTTATTGATTTTGAACTGGGTTAGTTTCAGCGGCAGTTAATGCTTCAAGTTTCAAAATATCAATCATTGCAGGTAATTTAATACCCAATGCTTCAAGTCGTTTATTCTCAGCAGCTATTTGAGTTATTGTTTCCTCGAAATCAACACCTAATAATTCAGCGCTAAGTTGAGTCAAACTCGCTAAACCTAATTGATAAAGTAAAGTCGCTGCTTTAGCTGTTTCTACTAAATTAACTGACTTGAATCCGCGTGGTGTCCATTTGACATCTAAACATTTAGTGTATTTGCTGCCGGGGATTGAGATTCTTCCCGTGTCAAATTGATACTTGAGCCAATCGACATAAACACGTCCTAAGAAATGGTCAATAAACCATGCTTGCTTGTTTTGATACATGGTTACGTCTTCAGCAAAAGCATATTTCGCTGAACTGAAATTGATTGATTCAAGGTCATTAGCAAGCGCGGAATAAGACATACATAATCCCGAACTGATTGCCTTCAATTGCGCCTTGATAAAGTCAGGCATATCCGAATTAGGGGAATTAAAGTCGATGACCTGAGGAACAACCCCTTGAGGAAGGATATCAGCGCCTCCTGGTTCAAGACGTGTGTTAATACGTCCTGCAGCATCAATGTCCTCCTGACTCATCCCTTCGCTTCCAGCAGGCATCGTATAAAACAACTGCTTCAATGAAGCGATACGTGCTTGCTCTAACTCTGAAATGCGATAAGAATTAAGATGATGAATTGGCAATACTGCGCTAACTATCCATGGGAATCCACGAACCTGACCAACATAATGTTTTTCAAAGATGTGATAACAATCTTCAGCCGGAATACGAATTGAAGGCTGCTTATAACTTTGTGTGAATGTTGTAACTGTTGGATTGATTAGCTCATCGCTAATCCAATAAGCAACAGGTCGTAAGTAACGATTGAACTCAATTGACTGGAAAATGATGTTGCCGTTATCTGCATAACCATTAAACGCATGAGAAAGATATTCGATTGGAATTAAATCAAGTTGAAATCCTGACGGTCCAAATTGCGAACCAAACTTTTTGATGGCAAGAAATTCGCCGTCCCTGGCAATCGATTCAATAATCAACTTCTCCAACTCAACAAAAGTCATGGTCCCGCAAGTAGTGCTTACCCCATATTTGCCAAATTCCCACCAAGCATCTTCAACTAATTTATTTAATACATCATCCAAAGTTCCATTTTGCTTACGTGCTTGGACATGTAAATCAATGCCGGTGTTGCCGATGATATTGTTACGCCAACTATTAAGTGCTTTAGTGATATGAGGGTCGTTTTGGGCTAACGCACGACATCTGCTTCTTAAAGTTGCAATACTGCTTGATAGGTCGAAATTAATGTTGCGGGTTTCGTTAAGGTCTTCCATACGACCAATACGACCTGCATCAAATGACCTGCCGAAGTTCTTGTATTTTGGTGTTACTGCTTTCTTAGCCATTTGATTTCCTTATCGTGTGAATTGATACAAGAATTTGCGAGGTGCTGTGTTCTTAATAGCCATCACCTTTGATTTGTAATGGTCACGAAGGGCAACTAATTCAGTCATTGACATACGTTGAAGTTTCTTTTGGTCAATCTCGGACATCAAATGGTCAAGTTGCCCTTGGGTTGCTCGCTTTTCAATAAATGCTTCAATAGCGTCAAGCATAATTTCTTCATGCGAACGCATATCAATGTTACCCATTAGGATTGGGTCTTCGAGAACTTCAAGTGATTTACTGTAAAGAGTTACTCGCTCAATTCCTTTCGTTACAAAGAAGATTGCCTTATAAGTTCCAGGTGTGAGTGTTGATGATATTGATGACGGAATATCAATAATGTAATCACTTAATAAGGTCGTCGCTACAATATCTGCTGAAGATAACCCTCGAATTGCTAAATTAAGAGTATAGCCATCAGTTGGAGTATATTCGTCGATTGGTGTGGTAAATTTGAATGAATCACCTTGCGTGATAGTCGATGGAAAATCTGTAAGCATATAGTTCCTTTATTAATTTGACTTCAAGTTACCCCAATTCGCATACTTGCTAGGTTTATTAGGGATAACCGCTGTTGAACTATTTATCGGATTTTCAACTGGTGCTTTTTCTTCACTTTTGATTAAATCTACTTGTTTTTTGATGTTATATACCGCGTTTTTCTTATCAACATTCTTGAGTAAATCTTTTGCTGCTAATCCATAAACAAAAGTATCAAGCATTTCGTTTGCAACACCACTTCCTTTACGTTTTTCAAAATGCGCATATGTTCTACCACGTTTATCTGTGGTTATGATTCTTGATTCGGATTGAGTTAATTGTTGAAAGTAATCGTCGTTTTGGTCGATACTAAAATGAATATAACCCGATTTAGAAGTATCTTTAATCGCCAGTGAATTGAATATAAACTCTTTGTAGATATCAACACCAACAACATAAAACTGCTGCCTGTGCAAATTACGAGATAAAGTTAATGAAGCACGTAATCCTTCTTTACCCTTACTTGCGAAGATGTTAAGTTTCTTATGACGATTAGCCGCAGCATAAACTATCTTTGTGTTATACCCGCTGTCAATCAATCCAGATTTTAGATATAACTGAATACCATCTTGTCTGATATAAGTCGTCTTTGAATAAAGCTGATTTACAAACTCGTCATATACTTCTATTTCGCTTGTATCACCTGGATAAACCAATGTGTGAATAACATATATTGAATCATTTTCAGTATGACCTAATACCTGTGCTTCAATACGGTCACCTTGAACGTCAGCTCCAAACGTAAGTAATATCACATCATTTGGAATTGAATTGATTGAATAATCTTCACGTCTTTCAATTAATTCGTTAGTATCAGCAAGGGTTTCTCCAACCTCTTCATAAGGTTGCCCTAAAATCGTGTTATAAAATGGACCTAGTTTTGAAGGTAAGCCATCACACTTAATGTATTCGTTTGCAATAAAGGCTAACGAAACGAAAGGGGACGAGAAGGCATTCGTATGATATGAATAATCCCGTGCGGTTGGATTACGCGGAATCCATACACCTCGGTTTGCTGCTCTCCAACGTTCAACATCATTCATTCCTGAACCACAATGAGGGCAATGCAGCAAAGCAGTATCTGGGTCGTTATTAACCCATTTCAAATGACTAAGTTCGGGATAAAAGTGCTCATCACAATGAACGCATTGAAACTCAAATACGTGTTGGGTTCCTGCAAGGAATAACTCTTCAATCTTTGACTTTCCTTTTACAACCGGCGTTGATACCCAAATATGTTTATAGTTGTGATAAGTAAGGGTTCGACGTGAAGCAATTTCAACTGGACTTCCTTCGCCTTTGGCATTCACTGCCCATCTATCAATTTCGTCACCAACGACAACGCGAATTGGTTTTGAAGCCAGACCTGATGGGCTATTCGAACCTTGAAGCGACCAAAATCCTCCAGGGAACTCCTTATAGTTGATTGTGTTTTGCTTGTTCTTATATTGGTCGATTCCAAAGATTCTTCTAAGAACAGGTGTGCATTCAATCTGTTTGGATATTCGTTCTTTGGAAAAGGCTGATGCTGCATCCAAAGTTGGCTGGATAATCATAATTGGGCAAGGTTCATAATCCGCGTAATACTGCAAAACCGAAAGGAGGGTTTCTGATTTCGCGGTCTGAGAACTAAACATCAAGGTAATGCTATGCACGTCATGACGGGAAATAGTGCGGAGGACTTCTTCGATATAACGGGTGCGGCTAGTTCTATAACGTCCGGGTTCAGCGTTGCCTTGTGCTAAGTATCGAAAGTTATTCGCATACTCACATAAATCCATTACAACTTTTGGTTTGAGGTGTTCCCTCGCTACATCTTTGATTATTTCAAATGCATTACTCAAGTAATTCCTTTTCGTATGAAAGTTCGGATAATATCTCTGCTATCTCTGTATCAAAATATGTTGTTGCTTCGTTTATGTCGGTCATCGATAATAATGATTTCAATATCTTTGGACGCAACGAAAGTAGTTTTGTTCGCACCCTCATATAGTCTTGAGCGACAGCCGCTTTTACTTCGCCAGTCGGTAAGTAATCCTTCAACATAATTGCGTTCTTCAATTCGATTTGATTTGCTTCGGCTTTAATCTTGCGAAGTTTCTCAAGATATAAGGGGTCCGAGCTACCAAGGTTATCTATTTCCGGGTCGTCTTCTTCGGGATTCGATATTGGATTTTTGGTAAGACGGTTGGATTTGCTTGGATATGAAGAGTTTTCGATAAAGTTCTTACTGCGGGGTTTAGCCATATTCTAATCCTTGAATGTCAAAATGGATTTCTTACTAGTGGGAAATGAAATGAAGATGTGAAAAACACCTGTCCGTCGGCAAAAATAATAATTATTATTCATTTTTGACAGCATTCTCATGATTCCTTGTTATCTCGCGACTCGCCTTTAATTGTGATATCCATTTATCTCGTAACTCAGATATTTGTTCAATAGTTATAGAATTAATATCATGAGGAAGAAACTCTCTTATCTTGAAATCATACATCATTAATTTAATACTCTGATTATTATCTATTACTAATGTCAGCTCATCTTCCATTCCCATATCTAATAACATATTCAATCGTGCTAACTTAACCTTACGAACTTTATCCTGAGGTTCCGAATAATAAACATTCCCATCCTTATCCCGGACTATTGCTGTGTATTGCTTCATTTAATATCCGGGACAGGTGGTGCATTTGAATAATCATGTCTAAAATGGTCGCGCCAGTAATAGCCGCTCTGATTACTAGCGTGCCAACGTGGTTCCTTATCAGGTGTTGGTTCAACTGTTGAACAGCCTGCCAACAAAATTAATATCAATATTTGTTTCATAACATTTATCCGTTTGAAATATCTATTTATCAGTTTCATTTATTTAGCAGTTTGTGATGAATATAATGATGTCTAGTGCATTTACTTATGGTTAGCCACTGTTACTGTCATCTATCCCTCTAAACTCGTCCCAGTCGAGTTCAGGGAATAGTTCTTTGAGGTGCAGATATTCCGCTCGTAAGTCGTTATCTCGAATAAGGATTTTTCCACGATTGAATGGTTCGGATAATTCGAGTTCGTCGTGTTCAAT